AACGAATTTACTTAATATCACCGCTTTTGGTGTTAGTCTAATGACATTTGAAACTGCGCTTTCTATCGCGGTTTTAATTACAGCTTTAGTATATAATATAGTTAAGCTAAACGATTATTTTAAAAACAAAAATAAAAAATAATGCCAATCCCAAAACCACAAGGCGACGAAACACAAAATGACTTTGTTGGACGTTGCGTATCAGCAATAGCTGACGAGTATGATGATAATGATCAACGAGTAGCTATCTGTATTAACACGTTCGAGAAAGAACAAAATATGAAAGCAATTAAAGCATCTCGTGAATTTAGAGATGAATTTATGAAGCACATACCCAGCAATAAATCTATTAAATAAAAATCAAATGAACCCTATACGTAGGGTTATTAATTACGAAAAGCAATAATATGAACGCTACAACTACACTTTCAAAAATTATGTCGCTATTAGGCATAGAAAAAAATGTCAACTTAAGTGGTGACGTTTATGGTAAATTAGAAAACGGCGATATCGTAGCAAGCGATTTCTTTGACGTAGGTCACGTTTTATTTGTACTTGATGAATTAGGCTCTAAGTTAAAAGCAAAAGATGGTGAATACAAATTATTCACTCCTGGTAACCAAACAGATGGTCCTACCACTTTTAGAGTTAAAGTTAAAGATTCAGTAATTGAACAAATGGACGAAATTAGAGAAGATGCTGAAGCTAAGAAACAACCAACACTATCTAAAACAAACGGACTTGCTCCAAATACAAACCTTTCAAAACAAAATTTAGAATCTATGGATAACAAAATGACTATGGAAGAGGTTGAAAAATTACAAGAACCTCTTAAAGATTTGTCTCCTAGCGATAAAGACGCTATGAAGGCTGAAATCGAAGACATCAAAAAATCATTAGCCGCTTTACAAGAGGCTCTTGCTTCATTAGTAAAAGAAAAAGAAGCAGAAATGGCTTCTCAAAAAGATGAAGGAATGAATGATGAGAAGAAAGCAGTAGAAAAAGAAGAAGAAATGTATGCTTACGGTAAGAACAACGAAGAGAAGCAACGCAAAGGTCTTGAAGCTAAAGGCTCTCAAAACCAAAACTTATCTGCTATCAAAGCTCAATTATTCAAAGGTGCTCCTGTTGAACCAACTCCAACTGCAAATGTTAAGTTGAACACTCAATCAGTAGAAACCTCATTCGACAGGGTATTAAAACGTTTAGCTAACTAATCGTTTATCAATATAACAAAAACTATTTTAAAATTATTTAAGAAATGGCAACAACACTTTCAATTACCAGTACCTATGCTGGTCAGTTCAGTGGCAAGTATATCGCAGCTGCGTTGTTATCAGCTCCTACTCTTGATAAGGGCTTTATCACAATTAAGCCAAACATCAAGTATAAGGACGTAATCAAAACTGTATCTACAGTTGGTTTGATAACTGATGCAACTTGTGATTTCGACGCTACTTCATCATTATCTTTAGCTGAACAAATTCTTCAGCCTAAAGAATTACAAGTTAACTTACAACTTTGTAAAAAGACATTCCGTTCAGACTGGGAAGCAGTACAAATGGGTATCTCTGTTTATGACAATTTACCTCCTTCTTTCACTGATTTCTTAATCGCTTACGCTGCTGGTAAAGTAGCTGAGTCAACTGAGCAATCAATTTGGTCAACAGCTTCTGCTGCTAACGGTACTTTCGAAGGTTTACCTTCATTAATCGAATCAGGTTCATCTGTAAAGATTTCTGGTTCTGCTTCAATCACTTCTGCTTCAATCGTAGCTGAATTAGGTAAGATTGTAGACGCTATCCCTTCAACTGTTTACGGTAAAGAAGATACAGCTATCTACTTACCATCTAATATGGTTCGCGCTTACGAAAGAGCATTAGGTCAGAACAACTTCCAATTCCAATCATTCGTTGGAACTAAACCATTGAACTTTGATGGTGTACCTATTTACTACTGCCCAGGTTTACCTAGCTCAGTAGCGATTGCAGGTCAAAAATCAAACTTGTTCTTCGGTACTGGTTTGATGGATGATAGAAACGAAGTAGTAGTACTTGATACAAGCGAAACTTTAGGTGATCAGAACGTTCGTGTAATTATGCGTTACACAGCTGCTGTTCAGTACGGTATCGCTGGTGATATTGTTTCTTACAAAGTTCGCTAATAATATTTGAATAAAGGGGGGTTAAATACCCCCCACATTCAAAAAAAACCTTAACTAAAAAATTTAAATTTAAAAAAATGGCGTGTAATATTTCTCTTGGACGTAATTTACCTTGTAAAGACGCGGTTGGTGGTATTCAAGCAGTTTACTTTATTAACTATAGTAATCTTGCCGTTACACAATCAGCTAGCGACGTGGTAACAGGACTTGGAACAGTTACAGCTTATAAATACGAAGTTAAAGGTGCTAATAACAACTTACAAGACAATATCAATTCGTCTCGTGATAACGGAACTACATTCTTTGAGCAAGTAGTAAACGTTCAATTCAGTAAGCTTGATGCTTCAACTAATAAAGAGTTGAAATTGTTAGCTTACGGACGTCCACAAATGATTGTTCACACATATCAAGGTGATGCCTTCTTATGCGGCAAAAACAATGGTATGGAATTAACAGCTGGTTCAATCCAAACAGGTACCGCTTTAGGTGACTTATATGGTTATACAGCTACATTTACAGGACAAGAACAATTATATTCTCAATTTATCACAGGTTCAACAGTTAGCAACCCATTCGCTGGTATTTTAGGCGTAACCGTTGTAACAGGTTCAAATAGCTAAGTTTCAGCCTTCGGGCTCGCTTATATATACTCTTGGCTTTGGTAGCATCGAAAGATGCTACCTTTTTTTTTACTATGATAATGAATTTTAGATTTTGGGTTATAATGTCAAACAAATAGATTTGACAACTCTAATACCAAATACAACCAGCTCACAATCATTTAAGTTGTTGACACGAGAATCTAGTAGCCAAACACCATTCTCTGTTAAACTTGAATTAGAAAATGAGTACACGTACGTGCCTCAAACTATTATACCAGCATCAGCTTCATACATTGGTAATTGGCTGGTTATTACTGGTTCGTTTAATTTAGAATCAAACAATTTCTACAGCATTAAAGTACACCAATATGTTGGTAGTACATTTGTAAAAGAATTATATAGAGGAGAAATATACGCTACAACAGCTTCAGCAATCATACTTGATTCATCACCAATGGAAGGTTATGTAGCATCTGCCTCAGTTAATGAATACATAATATACGAATAATGGAAAATAAAAACACAATTAAAGTAGTAAATTTAAGTGGTGGTTATATTCAACCTCGCATAAGTGAAAACAACTTAGATAAGCGAGTTAAGTGGATTAGCTATGGTATTGAAGGTCACGATGATTTCTTTACTACACTCACTATGCGCTATGAAGGTAGCCAAACAAACCAGGCTTGTATTAACTCACTTGCTGATATGATTTATGGTAAGGGTGTTAAGTCACGTAATGATGATGGTGCTACTTCAGATTACTTATACACATTAACTACTGAGGCTGAAATGAAGAAAATCATTTTAGACTTCAAATTGTATGGCAACGCAGCAATTCAAATTACTTATAGCCCTGATAGAACTAGAATAATTGGTTTTTACCATTTACCTGTTCCTACATTACGTGCTGAGCGAGTTGAAGAAAGTGGTGAAATTACAGGTTATTATTATTCACCAGATTGGGAAAATAAAAAAATTAAACCCGTTAGAATACCAGCATTTGGTTGTAGCCAAGATGAGGTAGAAGTGGCTTATATTAAGTCATATTCACCAATGAAATTCTATTATTCAACACCAGATTATTATTCGTGTATTCAATATTGTGCTGTAGAAGAAGAAATCTCAAATCTACACCTAAGCAATATTAGAAATGGATTTTTACCAACATCGATTATTAACTTTAATAACGGTATGCCTCCAATTGAGGAAAGAGCAGTTATTGAAAGTGCTATTAAAAACTCATTTACGGGTACGAGTAATGCAGGCAAATTTGTATTATCATTTAATGAAAATCCAGAATACGCCACTACTGTTACCCCTATTAACATACCTAATTTACATAATCAGTACGAGCTTATCGCAAAAGAAGCAGAAATAGCTATTATTAAAGCACACCGTATCACATCACCATTATTACTTGGTATTCGTGATCAGTCTAAAGGATTTAGCTCAAACGCTGATGAATTAAAAACATCATACGATTTAATGTATGCTTGGGTTATTAATCCAACACAACAAGAATTGTTAGCTGTTATAGAGCAATTGCTCAACTATAATAATGTTGAAGCAGATAATTTATATTTTATGCCATTAATTCCATTTGGATTTATTGCTGAAATTACTGCTGACGCAGGTGCTAGTGTAGCACAACAAGTAATTAGTGATGAGGATTTACCTGATATTGAGCAACCAGCACAAGATGTAGCTGAAGATGCAAGTGAGCCTGAGCGTACAAATGAAGAAATAGGATACACCCAACCAGCTGATACTACTACTTTATCAACTCAGGAATTATTAGAAATGTCAAGCGACTTAAGACACCTAAACTATGTTTAACGGAACTATCCATAGTAAAGTATTATCTAAAATATCAAGTATAGAACTTGGTAGGAAAAAAGATATTGTAGCGGTTACTGACGAACGTGAAGTAGCTGAAGCAGTAGCTGATGGAATTAGAGATGCTATTGTGGATAATGGACACGTTCAATCAGGTAGATTATTTAACTCAATTTCAGTAGTAAAAAGTGGAGATGAATTTGAGGTTAAAGCAGTTGATTATGCCAAATACGTTAATGGTAGAGTAGTTGATGGAGGCGGACCAGGATTTATTAACGAAGGAATACAACAAGCACAAAGAGAATATCCACGCGAATTTATACAACCAATAATACAAACACCAGCATAAAATGAGCTTAAATATTTTATTTATAACAAGAGATGATTTAGTTAAACGTACTCCGTTTGGCGGAAATATTCAACCCGAAAAGTTAATACCACACGTAAAGACAGCACAAGACAAACATATGTTGCCTATTTTAGGTACTGTATTGTTTGAATATTTGCAACAAATAATTGCTGCTAATACTGTAAGTGGTATTTACGAGGAATTACTTGATGATTATATCAAAGATACTCTTGTTCACTATACAGCAGTTGAGGCATTACCATTTTTATCTTATACGTTTGCTAATAGTGGTGTAGTAAGAAATGTAGGTGAAACATCAAATGCACCAACGAAAGTAGAGATTGATTTTCTATTAGATAAAGAATTACAATCAGCACAATTCTATGCTCAACGTTTACGTGATTTCCTAATTGCTAAATCACCAACACAAATTCCACAATACTATCAAGCAACAGGTGATTCTAGAGAGGTTTACCCAAATAGAGGTGTTCAATATTATACTGGATGGAACATATAAAAAAAACATATTACGGAGGTTACAAGCCTAAGTCTAATAACGTAGTCAAATTAGAGGCGTACGTTAAAAACACAGGTAGAGGCGATTTAAAAAACGAATTGCCTAAAGGTAATACTTCTATCACAAATAAAGTTCTCAAAAATAAACGTATTAGATAATGAATTATTCATTTTACAAAATAACAGATTTCATTAATCAAGTTGCTACTGGGCACCCACACATCAAAACATTCCAGATGGGTGGTGCTGACAATATAGATACGTTTAAACAAACATTATTTCCGTTGTGTTATTTAGTACCTAATCAGGCTACTATTTCAGTAAACGGCGCTACAGAATATTCATTTAGTTTAATTGTAATGGATAGAGTAAATGATGTTTCTAATGAAGGATTAGTAGATAAAGTTTCTACAATTGAGTGGAATTATAGAGGTATAGATAACCTTAATGATGTATGGAATGATACATTATCAACACTTAACGATATTGTTTCATTTATACAACGCAATGAGGAATCAAATGCCTATCAAATATATGATCAGGTAACTTGTGTTCCATTTAAAGACAGATTTGATAACACACTAGCAGGTTGGAGTGCTGATATAATCATTACAATGCCTAATGATAAACCAGCTTGTGAAATAACATTATCGTAATGAGCGGACGTTTTTTAAAACAAACTCCACGTTTAAATGCTTGGGCTAATTCAGTTAAGTCTAAAGCAATTAGAAATCTTGATGGAGTAATTAAAAACAAACCAAGTACAGGTGCATTAGCTCGTTCAATTAGATTTTTTAGAAGAGATAAAGGTGATGAGGCAAGTTTAGAATTTAGTTTTAATTGGTATGGTTTATATATACTTGAATCTTCATATCCATCAGGTAAAAGTTGGGGTAGAAGACCAGGTAAATTAAAACGTGCTAAAAGAGCACAACCTTGGATTACACCAGCCATTAAAGATAGTTTAGACAATTTAGAAACTATAATAGCCCAAGATATAGCTGATGGCTTAGGAAATATATTAGAACCATAAAACGCGCGATTTTGGGTTATGACGTCAAAACACGTGTTCAATGGCAATAGTTGTCAATCAAGTACCACCAACCGCTTCCTTAGCGCAATCACCAGTTGCCTTCTCGGTGAGCGAAAGTGTGGGTTTATATTCTAACTTAGGATTTATATATACGGCCAATTTATATTATTGGTCAGGTTCATTATCAAGTAGTGGTTCTTACAAGTATCAATTACAGAAATATCCTAACGCTGCCAACTACGGCATCTTTGATTTAAGTAAAATATTATCATCAACGTTTAAAGACAATGCCTATGCTAATCCGAGTGATATTAGGTACTTTAAATGTGAGTTTAATTATCAATACCAATCAGGCAGCCAATATATTACAGGTAGTAATGTTACTTCAAGCGTATATTATGCTTTAGATGGTTATTTACTTTCACGTAACCAAGCAATTGGTACTGAATTAAATCAAAATACTGTATTTTATCCATTCTTAACAGATGGACCTCAATCACAATCAGCATTAGCTAGTGACTGGGGATATGTTGGTATTTGGAAAACAGCACTTGCAGGTGCATCAGCACCAACAACTGCTTCAGTTACTGCTTCATATACTAATGGTACAACAGCAAGATTTGCTATACCATTATCTCCTGTTCCAGCAGGTAGTCCAACACAAGATTTAGTTGAATTAGTACCTTTTGGACCTCAAACAATCGCTGATAACACAACAGGTTCGTTTAATAGTTCGTTACTTGATTCTTATACAGTTCAAGCATATGCTGGAACAACAGCAGTTGGACAACCTTTATATGTTAAAATATTCTGTGAGGCAAAATACACTCCAGTAAGAATACAATATAAAAATAGATATGGTCAGTGGAATTACTTTACATTCCCTAAAGTGAGTAGAGAATCACTTAAAACCAAATCACGCGACTATCGCCCACAAGTAGGTAGTTGGAACTCATCAACATTACAATATAACAACTACGAATCAACAATTCAAAAGTATGTTATTGATACTGATCAAACATTATTAGTTAATACTGATTGGTTACCTGAAACATATAATGATGCTTTTAAGCAATTAATGGTATCACCTGAAATATATCAAGTAGAAGATAATGGTAATTTAATTACACCACTATCGCTTACTACAAGTGATTTCCAGATTAAGAAAGTGGTAAATGATCAATTAATTCAATACACATTCAACTTTGAAGTAGGTCAAAGTTATAAATTAGTATTATAATGGGTATAAGCGCAGGTAAAAGTTTTAGAGCCAAATTAGTTAGTGGCAATGTATTCCTCGATATGTTTAAGGAGGAAGATGTAAAAGTATCTAATAATATTACTCAATTATTTGATTTAGGTGCTGTACCATCTAACTTTGCTCAAAACTTTACATTACCAGCCACATACAAAAACAATTTGTTTTTTGAAAATGCATATGATATTAGTATTGATTTTCCAGAGAATTTCAATACGAATCAAAAGGTAGATGCATATCTAGATTTCGATGGTATCTATGTTGTTAGTGGCTATATTCAATTGTTAAAAATTAATATTAAAGACAAATATATTGACTCATATGAGATTAGTTTATTTGGTCAAGTATCTAAATTCAATAGAGATATTAACTTAAAATTCTTAACTGATTTAGATGAATTAAGCGTTTATAATCACACAGCATCAATTGGTAATATTACAGCATCGTGGAGTAATGAATTATTTAGTGGTAGCATAGTTTATCCTATTGCTGATTATGGTAAAAGAATTACTTATAATCCTTCATTACTTACTTCTATTAATAATATTAGTGGAGGTTTTTTCGTTCAAGATTTCAAACCAGCAATTAAGGTTAAAACAGTATTAGATGCTATATTTGATGACTTAGGTTACACTTATACTTCGTCTTTCTTATCACAAAGTTGGTTTGATGATATCTATATGGTCTGTAATAATCAAGGCCAATATGCAGAATTTGCTTCTCGTAGTTTAGATACTTTTAATCAATTTAAGGTTAAACAATTTATATCTCAATCAGGACAAAATATTGCATTTAGTCTTAATCCAAGTACAGCATTTCCACAAGTAAATTGGTTGTTGAGTAATAATTTTAAAGGGGTAGAATATGATTATAATGATGTTTGGTCAGCACCTGCTTCCAACACAATGTATATTCCATTCACTTCATCAATAGATTTTGAATGGAATACTTATATGGAATATGGGCCTACAGGTTCAAACCCAACAGGTTCTAATGGCCCACAATTACAATTACGATTCTATAACTGGACAAGTTCAGTATATGTTGATGCACCCTTACCTCAAACAAATGCTTTTATAGCTGAACAAGTAGGACGTGTACAAAATACATCAAAAACAAGTGTTGAGAGAACGGAAACAGTTAAAATTGTACTTAATGGACCTGCTTGGTATACTCCTATAATTGGTATTAGTAGTTCAATTAATACAAACTACAATTATAGTTGTTCATTTGACTATGGAAGTAAAAATAACTGTTATCTACGTTTAGCAAAATTTAATAATGCTGCTGATGGATTGATAATGGATATTCCTTCAAATATGCCGTATGGTAATAGTGGAATCAAATATGTTGATTTTATTCGTGGTTTGCAAAAGAAATTTAATTTAGTTATTTATCCTGATAAGCGTAATAATAATCAATTTATAATTGAAACATTTAATGAATGGTATAATAGAGGTAGAGTAGTCAATTTTGATCAATATGTTCAAACAGAAGAACAAATACAAGTAATACCAGCTAATACTTTAGCATATCAAAAATTATCATTTAAAGATAAAAGTGAGGTTGACTATTATGGTTCGTTATTTAAAACACAATCAAATAGAGAGTTTGGTCAAGAATTCTATGTTGATACTACAAACCAATTCTCGCAAGGTGAATTTAAAGTAGAAACACAATTCGGTTCATCTCCATTAGTAATTCCTGCTGATTCATTACTATCAGGTTCAAATACTAATGCATTAGAAATACCTGCGTTTATAGCTGATCAAAACTATAAACCAGCAACAGTATTTCCACGTATATTCTTTTATAATGGACAAAGAAATGTTGAAGGATATTATTTATATTTTGGTCCTAATACTCCATTATCATATAATGTAGCACCACACTTTGGACACTATAATAATGCTATCCCAACAACAGGTTCTCGTTCATTATTATTCTTGAATGAAACACCTAATTTTGGAGTAACACCTAATGAATCGTTGTATACAAAATATTGGAGCACATACATTTCATTGTTGTATAATCCAAAAACAAGAATGATTAATGCTAAAGCAGTTATTCCAATTGCTGATTACTTTGATATTGAATTAAATGATGTTGCTTTCTTTAGAGGCAACCATTATCATATTCGCGCAATAAACAACTATTCACTTCAAACAGGTGAGTGTGATATCGTGTTGTTAGGACCTGTATTACCAGATACAATTGCAGGTGCTCAATACAATGTATTCCCGAATCCAGGAGAGGATAGTAATTACTCACAAGCAATATTAAGACCATTCTATCAACCAAGTTAAATTATGGCAGTAAGTTATACAGCATCAGTTTGGACAGTAATAACGTCATCAGCAAACATACCAACGTTTAATCCGTCAACATATACTTTAAAAGGTAATATTACTGATAATAATCACAAGGCACCAGGTAATCCTTTTACTTATCCCACTAATTTAAGTGCAGGACAAAATTTATACACAGTGTTTACTGCACCAAGTGGTGCTACTGAAATTCAGCGTTTATGTGTATCAATGAGTTTTAGAGAAGTATTTTCTGGATGTTCTGGGCTTAATCCTTATACTGTTACAGCACATCTTAGAAGTGGTAGTTGTGCTGCTAGTGGAAGTGCTATTTGGAATGGTATATTTTCAATAAATGTATTTTATCAAGCTATAGATAGTAATAATAACTACTATTATGGTGATGTTGAAATATTCAATGGACAAAGTAGTAGTGCTGCTCAATGTATTGATGTAATAAATCCTAATTCGTTAGTATCAGTTACAGCAGAAATTGTTAATAATGTTGATGTAAATTATGTAATTGATCCGTGTGCTACTTGTGGAATACCAGATCAACTATATTTTGATAACGAATATGCTGTTGTATCTCCTTCATCAATTACTTCATCTACCTTCCCAGCTCAAATATTAAATATAAGTGGTGGAAACTATGGGGTAAAGATTAGTTCATCAGTAGATGGACAATTAGCAAATGTTGATATTGGTATAGGATGGGTTAGCTCAAGCAATACTCCTCGCTATTATACAGGTTCATTTGGTGGTGTATATTATAGTAATCAAATAAGTGCTTCAGTACAACGTAATAACTGTCCGTCTGGTGAAGCAGGTTCATATGTGTTATACACATTACCAGTATCGTATTCATCAGCAACATCATCTCAAGCAGATGCTCAAACAACTGCACAAGCATACTTTAATAGTACATCACAATCGTATGCTAACACTTATGGTACTTGTTCACCAACAGGTTCAACAATGAGCATATATGCCAAATATGTTAGTTTAGCTGCTGAATTAGAGTATAATGTAAATAATACTGGTTGGGTTTCATTAGGTACAATTAATACATCAACTTGTACATTTGTTACTACTGTAACTGCACTTACACCTGGTGATAGTGTTGAATTTAGATGTGTTGGAAGTAAAGTATTAAGTGTATCAACAACTACTTGTCCAGCATCTGCAAACCAATGTGCTGATTATCAGTTCTTAGCAGGTGGTGCTAATACATTCTATATCACAGTAAATGGTGCCCTAACTTGTTAATTAAAATATAATTAGAAATGTTTATAGAAACGATCGAAATAGAAACAACAATAGCGATGCTAAAACAAATGCCTCAATTAAAAGGCAAGCATATTAGCGTTGCTCGTGGTTGGTGGTATCTACCAAAGCCAAGGGAGATATTCAAGTGGATGAAGAAACACTTTAAATCTAAAGCAGTTTAATAATGGCAAAAACAGTAGAAGTAGACATCAAAGTCAAAGGTGGTGCACAGGTAGATGATACCGCTGATAAATTCACCAGCTTAAATCGTCAAATTAAGGAAACTAAGATTGCCTTACAGCAAGCTGCTGAGGCAGGGGATAGTGCTAAGTTTAATAAACTAAAAGCTCAACTTGATGATTTAGAGGATGGTTTAGAGGCAACGCAATTAAAATCAAAACAATTTGGTGATGCATTAGCTGATATACCTGGTCCTGCTGGAGCAGCTGGTGGTGCAATAAAACAAGTAGAAGGTGCTTTTAAGTTATTAATTGCCAACCCAATTGTAGCTACTATCGCTGCTATTGTAGGTGTATTTTTGCTATTAAAACGTTCACTTGAATCAACTGCTGAGGGACAAGAAACATTAAATAGAGTATCATCAGCATTTTCAAAAGTATTAGGTCCAATCCTTGCTACATTAGAAGCAGTTGCTATTCCTATATTCAATGGATTAGCAGCTATCATTGAAAAAGTAGCTGAGGCATTTAGTTTCTTTGCTGAAAAATTAGGTATATCAACTGAAAAAATTAAGGAAGCAACATTATCAGTAGATAAGGTACAGCAAGATGCAAATAAGAAAGAAGAAGAAAGACAAAAAGAGGCACAAGAAAAACGTGATGCAGCAGATAAAGAACGTGAACAAAAAGCTAAGGAAGCAGCTCAACGTCGTAAACAACTACAAGACGATGCAAATAAAATCCTTAATGAAGCTGAATTATCATTACTTGATGATAGAAATAGAGAATTAAAAGAACGTGAACAACGTTTTGAAGATGAAAAGAAAAGATTAAAATTAGCAGGTGTAAAAGACCTATCTAAATTTGAAGAAGAATATAGAAGAGATGTAGCAGCAATCAACAAGAAATATGATGATGAAGATGCTAAAAAAGAAGAGGATAGATTAAAGAAAATAGAGGACGATAAGAAGAAGGAATTAGACGCTGTTAAAAAAGCAGAGGAAGACAGACGAAAATTACTTACTGAACAATTCAATGCTGAGAAGTTAGAACTTGATTTAAAAAGATCTCAAGGTTTATTAGATGAAGAACAATATCAGTTAGCATTATTTGAAATTAAGAAAAAATATGCTGTTGATGCTACTGCCTTAACACAAGCAGATATTGAGGAAAATAATAGACAACGTGAGATAAATAAGCAAAATCTTGTTACTGAACTTGAAGATAAAAAATTAACATTACAAGCTGAATTAACTGATCGTCAAACTAATCGCGCATTAACATTCCAGGAAGAATTAAGTTTCTTTGATAAACAACGTGCATTAGATAGAGAGGGATTAGTTGCTAGTAAAGCATCAGGTGCTGCATTGCTTGCGTTTGATAAGGAAACTGCTAAGGCAAGAACCGATATTGAAAGAGCACAACAGGCAACTAAATTAGCTATTGTAAGTGATGCACTTGGTACTATTGCAGATGCGGTTGGTAGAGAAAGTGTTGCTGGTAAAGCATTAGCTGTAGCACAAGCTGTAATTAATACTTATGTAGGTGCGAACAAAGCATTAGCAACATACCCTCCTCCATTCGGTGCTATTGCTGCTGGTACTGTTATTTTAGGTGGTTTGTTAAACGTTAGAAAAATCGTTTCAACTAAAATACCTACTCCTCCTGGTTCTAAATCAGCCCCTGCTGATTCAAGTAGTTCAATAGCAAGTAGTGCTGGTGGTGCAGGTGCTGCAAGTGCTGCTGCTCCGCCTGCTGCACAAAATGTTGCTCCAAACTTAATTCCAGTAATTGGACAATCACAAGCATCAGTAGGTTCAGCAATCGCAAACACATTAAACACAACATTCTCTCAAAATGTAAATCGTCCTGTACAAGCATTTGTAGTTAGTGGTGATGTTTCAAGTGCACAACAACTTGAAAGACGTCGTAATACAGCTGCTCAATTAGGTGGT